ATGTATATAGAAAAGATTAACGGACCAGAAGATGTAAAGAAATTAACGGTAGACGAGATGACTGTAATGGCAGGCGAGATGAGAGAAGCACTGTTAAAGAGAGCCAGTATCCACGGCGGACACTTCGGACCAAACTTCGGTATGGTAGAGGCAACGATCGCACTGCATTATGTATTCGAGTCACCAAAAGACAAGATCGTATATGATGTGTCACATCAGACTTACCCACACAAGATGCTGACAGGAAGAAAGGATGCATATCTCTATGAAGAGCATTACGATGATGTATCCGGATACAGCAATCCGAATGAAAGTGCACACGATCATTTTACAGTAGGTCATACATCTACATCCGTCAGCCTCGCGTGTGGACTTGCAAAAGCAAGAGACCTGAAAGGGGAAGAAGGAAATGTGATCGCAGTGATCGGTGATGGTTCCTTAAGCGGCGGTGAAGCACTGGAAGGATTGGACTATGCAGTAGAATTAGACGGAAATCTGATCATCATTGTAAATGACAATGATATGTCCATTGCGGAAAATCACGGCGGATTATATGGCAACTTAAAATTACTCCGTGAGACAAACGGACAGGCAGAATGCAACCTGTTCAAGGCTATGGGACTGGATTACATTTACGTGGATCACGGAAATGCTGTCGGAGACCTGATCGAAGCATTCCAGAGTGTCAAAGACAGCAGGAAACCAGTTGTTGTGCATATCAATACCTTAAAGGGAAAAGGTTATGCACCGGCAGAGCAGAACAAAGAAGTATGGCATTATAACGGACCATTTCATATCGAGACAGGTGAACCGTTATACGAGATGACAGAAGAAGACTACTCAGACATTTCCCTGAATTATCTTTTGGATAAGATGAAAAAAGATCCTGCAGTAGTAGCGATCACATCCGGAACCCCGACCGTTATGGGATTCACAGAAGATAAGAGAAAAGAAGCAGGAAAACAGTTCGTAGATGTCGGTATCGCAGAAGAGACAGCCGTAGCACTTGCTTCCGGAATTGCCGCAAATGGCGGGAAACCGGTTTATGGAGTATACAGTACATTTGTACAGAGAACTTATGACCAGATCGCACAGGATCTCTGCATTAATAACAGCCCGGCAACTATTGTAACATTCTGTGGTTCGGTATACGGAATGAATGATGTGACACACCTTGGACTATATGACATCCCGATGATGGCCAATATTCCGAATCTGGTATACCTTGCTCCGACAACCAAGGAAGAGTACCTGGCAATGCTCGACTGGAGTATCGAGCAGAATGAGTATCCGGTAGGAATCAGACTTCCGGGCGGCAGTGTGATCTCTGACGGAAAAGAGATTACAAAAGACTTCGGTGATCTGAATAAATACGAAGTAACTCAGAAAGGTTCTAAGGTTGCAGTGATTGGACTTGGAACATTCTACGGACTTGGTAAAGAAGTTGCTGAAGAGCTTAAGAAAGTAACCGGAACAGATGCAACTGTGATCAATCCATATTATATTACAGGTATTGATGCAGAACTTCTGGAAGAGCTTAAGAAAGATCATGATGTTGTGATCACTCTGGAAGATGGTATTCTGGATGGCGGATTCGGCGAGAAGATCGCAAGATTCTACGGAGATTCGGACATGAAGGTTCTGAACTTCGGACTGAAGAAAGAGTTCCTCGATCGTTATGATGTGGCAGAAGTTCTGAAAGAGAATCATCTGACGAAAGAGCAAATTACGGAAGGTATAATGAAGTTTATTTAAAAATTGAATAAATAAAACGTATATGATATACTACTACAAACAACCGCAATATGGGTGGAAGGCCTCCTAAGATACATAGATAGGAAGTGGTGTAAATGAACAATAAAAATTTTGACTTTTATATATTTGATATGTCAGTAGGAAATAGAAAACCCACCCTCTAAAAAGTCTTGGCAGGACTGGGTGGATTTCTATTACTCAATATGGCCAACCAAATTGTTATAACCTATAAAGTACACGCAAACCCTTGATTTTACTGAGTTTGCGGGCATTTTACCTGTATAAGAAAAAGTAGATTTTGAGAGAATCGTTCTTGCGATCGTAGATAATCTTGTCGATGATCTGCTTCAGGGCTTCGTTCTTTTGCACGTATGTATAATTGTTGGAGATGAGAATATCGTACACACTCCGGACCTTCTGCAGCATGGCATCCGCTGGATCCTGATCAGATTTATGCGCTGCCTTTTTCAATTCCTTTAATTGTTGCTCTAAGGATTCCCGTTCTTTCTGAATGATAGCTTTATTCGCTTTATATTCTTCCAGTGTATCGATCCCTTCCCGGTAGGAGGCTTTTATTCGTTCCTCTTTGCCGGTTAAACTTTCCAATTGTTCCGTTATAGCCTTGCGCTCATCAAACTGCTCTGTGGGTTGATATTCACGCAATTCATAGACAATATCTTTGGTATCCAATACTTCTTTGATACTGGCCAGAACTTCCTTTTCAAGGACCAGTGAGCTGATGCCGTTCGGCTTTTTACATTTACCTTTACTGTATCCGTAGCAGGAGAAGTAAGAATATTTTTCCCCATTGACTCGTTTCATAGTGGTTGAGGTTAAGGTGCGTCCGCAATCCGGGCATTTCAGTAGTCCGGAAAGCCAATGCTTATAAGTGGAAGAGGGGCGCTTGCCAACCGGCTTGTAGGCGGCTTTAAATCGTTCCTGTGCCGATTCAAACAATTCCTTTGATATAATAGCCGGCTGTTGCCCTTCTGTAACAATCCATTCGTCCTTATCTTTGATACGATTGGTGCTGTTCTCTGTCCGGTTCCACCGGATCATGCCACAATAGGAAGGATTCTGGATGATATATTCGACAGATCTTCGCTCAAATGGCTTTCCGTGCGAAGTCTTGAGTCCTAAAGAATTTAGGTATCTGGCAATATCAAAGAAGCTCATGCCTTCATTTGTGTATTTTTCGAATATAGTCCGAACAATCTTTGCTTCTTCCGGAACAATCACCGGCGGCTTGCCATGCTCCACAACCTTGTAGCCAAGCGGCGGACGTGCCTGGTATGCTCCGCGAAGTGCATTTTCTTTCATACCTCGATACACTTCGCCAGATAACCGGATAGAGTAGTATTCGTCCATCCATTCGATGATACGCTCAATCAGTGAACCGAAAGGATTATCGGAGAGTGGCTCAGATACGCTCACGACATCTACATTGTGTTGCTTTTTTAATAGAGATTTATAGACGATAGATTCTTCCTGATTCCTGGCGAACCTGGAAAACTTCCATACCAGGATCTGATCAACCGGATGATCATCACCTTTGGCCAGTCCGATCATCTCCTGGAAGCCGGGACGCTTGTTGGCTTTTCTTCCGGAAATACCAAGGTCCGTGAAGATCTTCAGGATTACAATATTGTTCTTGGCTGCATAGTCCCGGAGGAGATGCTCCTGGGAGTCCGGGGAAATTTCTTCTTGATCGTGAGTGGATACCCGGATGTAGCCGTATGCATATTTTACGCTCATTGTATCACCTTCCTGTAATTATATGTGCGATGTCGCACAAAAATGGGTACAAAAATAACACCTATACGGTGCCGGATTTTTGTGATACAATATTCTTGTTGAGGGAGTACTGTATTGAGCGAATCCTTCGCCGTATATATTACTCGGGATTTCCCCGGTGTTTGATAGGCACCGGGGAATTTTTTTGTATGGATAAATTTATAGTGTAAATAGGCAAAAGTATTGGTTCATGATTGGTTATTTTCATTGATCTGTTGTTCTAGAATTAAAGCCTTAATCATATCATCGACGCTCGTTTTGTGTTGTTCGTTTAATAATCTGTATGCCTCAACTAAATAAAGTTCCTTTTGAGATATATTTTTTGCAGAGGTAGTGGATGGAGTTAACACTTTTTTTAAATTAAGAATCAATAGATAAACGCTTAAAGTAGTGTCAAAGCATGCACACATTGATAGAATTATTGTAAACAGCAAAATAGCAGTCATAATATCAATTTTAGGTATTAATACCAATAAAGATTTAAAAACTGTAGCTAAAAAAAGTAAAGCTATTAACACCAACAAAGCAATTGTATTTTCACACAGTTCTTTTAAAATGAGAGCGCTTCCTTCCGCCCAAGTTGATTGATCAACTACTTTTTCTTTATATTTATCTAAAATCGTAATTAATAATGCCACAATAGTCAAAGAAACAGAAAAGAGAGCTATTTCTATATTGAGTATTGTATTATAACCAATTACATTTTCATCAAATGGTGCAAGTATGATAGTTAAAATTACGGAAATAACTGCACATACCAAAACTAAAACCAGTTTCTTTTTATTCATATAATCATTCCTTTTTACATTCAGGATCAATTCGTTTCATGTGCGATAGAGCACTTGAAATATGATTCCGATCAGAATCTTTAAGTTGAGCAACACTTTCAGGTAACTGTATGATATATGGATTATCCGTGCTGGAGCATCCAGTTTTGTCAGTCGTTGTCTTAATTTTCCATTTCCCACAACCAGAAGAAGTGTAGCGGACAACATCTTGCAAAAAATCATTCTTTGGATCAATAATAAGATGTCCTTCTTCATTTTTCAAGTGTATATCAACACTTGTGTTATTGTAAGTATCTTTAGTTTCATGTAGAAATTCTGATACAGATGTTATTCCACTTAGAAAATTAGGAGAAGAAGGCTTATAACGGTTTCCGTGTTTTGGTAACGAGCACTCAAAACGGTAACATTCGGTAACAAAGGAGTGGAATATGGAAGAATATGATAAGCGAGTCACAGCAATGTACAACGATTGTTGGAAGTTATACAGAGATTACACAAAATCACATGACATGAGGCAGTTCAACGAAGCAAAGGATGCTGTGATTGAGAAATATGGAAGACAGTGTGATGTGATTGATCTGGTGTTGTGGATAGCGATTCGTGTACAGACTTTGCACGATATGTGGGAAAGGGAAAAGAAAGATGGAGGAAATTAGGTGGTACGAAAAACTTAATTACACAGAAACGAAAGATATCATCAAGGAGAAGCTGCAGAACATGTCGAGCGATTTTGTGGCAATAGGATTTTACTTGAAGCTGATCAGAGATAAAAGTTTATTCCTGGAAGATGGATATAAATCAATATGGGAATTTGCAGAAGATAATTACGGTATCAAACGATCAACAGCATCCAGATGGATGGCAATGAACGATAGGTTCTCCAAGAATGGTAATACCCCGATATTGTCAGAAGAATATATAAACTTTGGAAAAAGTCAGCTGCAGGAAATGTTATATCTGAATGATAAACAGATGGAAGAAGTAAAGCCGGATATGACGGCAAGAGAAATTCGTGGGATACGCACACCAGATCCTGAACCGGAAGAGATTGAAGAACAGATTCCAGAGCAAGTACCTGGACAGATGTGTGTAGAGGATTATCCGGAGATTCTTCCGGAAGAGAAACATGGTCCGGCAAAATGTATCACTGGAAAAAGTAGAAGTGGAATATGTGGAGCAGTTGCATATTGTTCAGAGAACTATAGCTGTTGTTCGGAATGTAATCAGAATTGCAATAGCAGGTGCGGATGGCTTGATGATGTGTGCGACGTCGCACAAGATAAACAGCAGCCGGCAGTTGAGAATGTGAATATGGATTGTCCGCCAGATCAAGGCACCTGTCCGAGGCAGAACTGGGGAATATCTCGTGAAGATCAGCATGAAGGACAGAAAGAATGTGCGAAGTGTTGGAATCATTATAAGAGCTTGCATAAACAGGAAAAGGTGGAAGTTCGGGAAGAAAAAGTGGTGGAAATCGAAGAGAAGATCCCAGCAGAACCTGTAACTGAAGAAGATGTAAGGTCGGAGTTGTATGAAGAAGTATCTGAGAAAACTGATATCGATATTGCCAGGGAAGAGAATCAGAAAGCTCAGATATATCTGGAGATGGCTGAGAAAGAATTCGGTCAAAATGATATCAGGATCCGGAAACAGAAGATTTTAGTTGCAGCACTGGCCGGATATATTCACGATCTGGATACGGTGATGAATCTACCAGAAGAACCGGAGCAGCCAGAACTTCCAAAACTGAAGAATAATGATCAACGGAAGGAATGGCTTAGAAATTACAAAGACTGGGGACTGTGGTATCACGATGATCGTATCGATGTGAATTATTACAAATATGATTTTGAGGATGGCAGTAGATTGGTGGTAGCTGAATACCCAAAGAGAAAGTATTACTGGAATTCTGGTGAGTTAGAGGATAGTCATTATTTTCATTTGCTGGAAAAGAATAAAAAGTACTACGGAAGAGAAAAGACATATGATCAACAATATGTACACACCGAAGACAGTGAGACTCATTTGGTGGAATTCTTAAAAAATCTGCAGAAAGGGGCGAAGTAAATGTTAGTAGAGAAGAACTTAAAAGAAGCATTGGAATATTACATAAAGGGTAAACCGGTAACAGCACTCTGGATGGGAGAAGACGGCAGCATGAATGCAATGCTATTGTCAGATATCCTTGATCAACCGGAGAATCACTTCCTGGTAGATGTGCCGGCAGTCATAAATCCGGATTTTGAACAGGCTGTGCAGGGGATGACAGAAGCTGATCAGGTAGATCCGGAAGAAATCATTCGGGCAGTGTATGAAACACAGGAAAGTATTACCACCCCCCCCCCAACGGAGCCGGAGGAAAGGATGGAAGAAGAAACGATAGATCTTCCGGCGGACAATATCGAAGATAAGAAAGAGAAGATCCGGAAACTGGTAGAGGAAGGATATACCAATCGTGAGATCGCTGATCAGACCGGTATCCCGTTCGGAACAGTCGGGTATCATGCAGCGAGATTCCGGAAGAAAGAAAAGGAACCGGTAGACAATTCAGACCGGCACCTGTGTAAGACTTGTAAGTTCCGGAGCAACCGGCCAACGGTGAACAGTTGCGATTATGCTGGACTTATGAACCACAGTCGTGGATGTAAGGTAGAGGAATGCACGAAGTATGAGAAAGGTGCACGGATGCGAGTCAAGGATGTGGAGGAATAGATCGTGGAGAGATTAACACATAAAAGAGAGAACGGTATAAAGCGAGGGTACTGGTCCCCGAATAAGAAACAGGAGCTGGTAGACAGACTGGCGATGTATGAGGACAGGGAAGATGCTAAGGACACAAATGTCCCTGGCAAATGGATTCCGTACAATGAGAGACTGCCGGAGTTAAATGTACCAGTTCTTACTCAATGGGGAGTATATTATTCAGGCGAAATTCGTATTGAAATCTTATATTTGAATGAATTAGGAAGATGGCATGGAGATTCGGGTGAACCGAATGGGAAAGTAATCGCCTGGATGCCGTTGCCGACTCTGTACGAGGAAGGAGAATAATATGGATAAGACATATGCGCCGATAGAAAATAAATCGCAGGAAAAGATAAAGGTAGAAGGAATTGAGAAAGAGGATTTAGGATACGTTAATGTAATTATAAGTGATGATGGTAGTTATGCATTTGAAGCGGATGAAAATGATGAAGAGGCATATGGACATTACACACAAAATATCATATATCCAATGAACAATATCAGAAGAAAACCGGATCCAAGATTTATGGCAATGGCATTTACGGAAGAGTTGGTTCATTTTATATGGCCTAAACTAAGTGAAAAAGAAGTGAAATACCAAGTTATAGAGATACTGAAGCCGATTATTAAAGATATCGATTCAAAGATGATGAGAAGCTTTGGAATAATAATGGAAGACTATTAAAAATATAGAGGCACCCTCTGGGGTGCTTTTCTAATTGTAGAATATTGGAAAGTAAGATATCATGGTATATAAAGGAGAAAGATGAATGAAAGAAAATAGAAATGCAATATATGTTACATTAGTAATTACAATAGTATCTTTAGGTTTGGCAATCATATTTGAGTATAATGAGAAACTGAACGATTTGCTTCCAAAAGCAGATTTTATTATTAACTGTTTACTTGGGATTTTTTCCGGAGCGCTATTGGCAATGCTTATTGCAATCATAAATTATCGCGTTGAAAAGAAAAAGTTTTTGACAGAAAGAATCAATTTTGTTGAATGTTTGATTTTAGAATTAATGCCTTTGAATAATCTCGTTTTAGAGAATGGAAAACATAATCTGGAGAATGAAGAAAATATTATAAAGAATGTATATTATTTAATGAGAGATTATGTTCATATGCGTCCAAATAATTTCCAGACATTTTTTCCAAAGAGTAAAATAGTAAATGCCGATCGGGAAATAATGAATATGGTTATTGAACTTTATCTGAAAATAGAAAGATTGAGGAGATTGATTGAAAAGTGTAAGTTTGAAATAATTAGTGATAATGAACTTGAAAAAAGGGTAGATGAGTTATTAGAGTATTTATTAGAATATGATAATTCGTATTATACAAATATTTTAGTAAGAAAAGCAAATGAATTGCAGAAACTCATGAATATAAAATACGATTATGAAGAAAAAATGGAATTTTAAGCACTCTTAAAAAGGGTGCTTTTATAATGCAAAAACAAAAACGAAATGAATGAGGGGTGGTGAGGCGTGGCAAGAGCACCCGATCAGAGGGCTATTGAAGCGAAAGAATTATATGACAAAGGGCTGAAATTAATTGAGATTGCTAAGGAACTGGATGTTCCGGTTGGGACAGTCCGGAGCTGGAAGAACAGACAGTGCTGGGATAATGCAACGTTGCAAAAGAAAAAACGCAACGTTGCGAAAAAAAGAGGCGGTCAGCCAGGGAACAAAAATGCCAAAGGGCATGGCGGGACAGGGCCGCCGGGAAACAAGAATGCAGTTAAGACAGGAGAGTTCGAAACTCTCTTTTTTGATACCCTGAATCCGGAAGAACTGCAGCTGGCCGAGACGATTGGGCTCGACAAAGAGCAACTGCTTTTACAAGAAATACAGCTACTTACGGTTCGTGAATACCGCATGTTGCACCGAATAGAAGCATTGAAAAATGCTGAAACACAGCAAAACGAGGATGAGAAGTCGCCACCGGGGATGACGGTAGTAAAATACACCGATGGACTGGAAAAAGGAGACTGTACAGAACTAAAAGAATATGCCGGAATACTTGGACAGATACAGCAGATAGAAGATGCACTCACGAGGGTACAGGCCAAGAAACAGAAAGCAATCGAAGCTATCCATAAGTTTGGCTACGATGATGCCAAGTTAGAACTTGCTACGATGCAGTTAGAACTCCAGATCATGAAACAGGATGGAGGATCGCATGAAACAGAGGACGACGGATTCATGGATGCCATGAACGCTACAGCTTCAGAAGTTTGGGGTGATCAGGATGTATGAAAAGATCACAAATCTGAAGAAAAAGATCCAGGCTATGAAGAAAAGCCGTCTGCAGACAGTATATAATCAGATATTCAAGTTCAAACCGTTCTCAAAAAAGCAGAAACAGGTACTGACATGGTGGTGTGCGACGTCGCCCGTAAAAGATTACGATGGGATTATAGCAGATGGAGCTATCCGATCGGGAAAGACAGTGTGCATGTCGCTATCCTACGTGATGTGGGCGATGGAAACGTTCAATGGACAGAATTTCGCCATGTGCGGGAAAACCATCGGATCATTTCGAAGGAACGTACTGTTTTGGCTAAAACTCATGCTAAAGGCAAGAGGCTATGGTGTGGTAGACCACAGAGCCGACAACCTGATAGTGATCACAAGAGGAAAAACGACTAATAACTTCTACATATTCGGTGGAAGGGACGAAAGCTCCCAGGATCTGATACAGGGAATCACACTGGCAGGAGTCTTCTTTGATGAAGTGGCGCTTATGCCGGAAAGTTTCGTGAATCAGGCTACCGGCCGATGTTCGGTAGATGGATCGAAGTTCTGGTTTAACTGCAACCCTTCCGGACCTTACCACTGGTTTAAGGTCAATTGGATAGACCGAGCTGTTGGATACATTGGAAAAGAAAGGGCAGCGGAGTTAAGGGCGAAAGATGAATCGGTCAAGAATATCCTATACGTACATTTCGTAATGGATGATAACCTGAGCCTCAGCGATGAAATCAAAGAAAGATACCGGAATACATACAGAGGGGTATTCTACAAACGTTACATTCTCGGCTTGTGGGCAATGGCAGAAGGTGTTATCTATGACATGTTCGACAACGAAAAACATGTGGAAGATCCGAATGAATTCCAAACAAAGCTGATAAATAGCAATAGATACGTTAGTAGCGATTATGGAACACAGAATGCCACAGTTTTCCTGCTGTGGAACAAAGGAACAGATGGCGTCTGGTATTGTACTAGAGAATACTATTACTCTGGACGAGACAAAGGAAGGCAAAAGACAGATGCAGAATATGCAAACGATTTGGAAAGCTGGCTAGATGGAACAGAGATCAAAGCTGTTATCGTCGATCCGGCAGCAGCTTCATTTATTGCCGAGCTGAGAAAAAGAGGATTTAGAGTAATAAAAGCAAAGAACGATGTAGAAGATGGTATCAGACTGGTGTCCACAAAGCTGAATTTGATTAAAATTATCTTTTCCAATGTTTGTCAAAACACGATCAAAGAGTTTGCATCTTACATTTGGGATGCAAAAGCCGCTGAACGAGGGGAAGATAAGCCGATAAAACAATATGACCATGCAATGGACGCAGTAAGATACTTCGTCTATACAATCTTTGGGGATAAACCTCGTTTAAATAGAAACCTGAAAGGAGGACTATAAAGTGCTATTTCGATTACCGTCAGAGGAAGATCTGACAGATAACAAACTGAATGAATTCATAGCAAAACATAATGCAGAGTGCGCCTTTCGGTTCAAACATCTGAAAGATGCGTATGAAACAGACTACCAGATTTTTCACCAGAAGCCGAAGCCGGATTATAAACCAGATAATCGTATTGCTGTGAACTTTGCAAAATATATGGTGGATACATTTAACGGATATTTTATCGGGAATCCAATTAAGATATCTGTGGATGGTGATGCTGCAGGCAACATCAAAAAATATGTGGAGCTCCTGGATCAGTACAATGATCAGGACGATAACAACGCGGAGCTGTCGAAGATCTGTTGCATTTATGGCAAAGGATACGAGATGTATTACGTGGATGAACTGGGAAATATCGGGATTACATATCTGACACCATTTGATGCTTTTATGATCTATGATGATTCGGTATTGTGCAGAGAACGATACTTTGTTCGACTGTACATAGATTCGAATGACGTTTTGCACGGTAGTGTATCCGATACGGAGAAGGTACGTTGGTTCATCCAGAAGGGAAAGCTTATCTGGGAGGAAGAAGAAAAGATACATGGATTTGACGGAGTGCCGGCTACAGAGTATGTGGAGAACAAGGAGCGAACATGTATCTTTGAACCGGCGATGTCAATGATTGATGCTTATAACAAAGCGGTCAGTGAAAAAGCGAATGATGTAGATTATTTTGCGGATGCTTACATGAAAGTACTTGGAAGCAAGCTAGAAGATGAAGATTTAGAGCATATCCGCGATAACAGAATCATTAATCTGGAAGGAGATGCCGATACTGTTATAGTTGACTTCCTGCAGAAACCAAACGGAGATACTACACAGGAGAACTTGATTGACCGTCTGGAGAAATTAATATTCCAGATCAGTATGGTTGCTAATATCTCAGATGAGAACTTTGGTACAAGCTCGGGCATTGCCATGAAGTACAAGCTGCAGGGAATGAGCAATCTGGCAAAGACGAAGGAGAGAAAGTTTTCGTCCGGAATGAATCGACGGTACAAGTTGATCTTTTCCAATCCAGTATCTGGAATGAAAGAAGATGACTGGGTGAAACTGCATTACCATTTCACACCGAATATTCCATCGAATGTACTGGAAGAGAGTCAGATCGCCGGCAACTTGGATGGAATCGTATCACAAGAGACACAGCTTGGTGTACTGTCTGTAGTGGACAATGTGCAGGGAGAAATTGATCGAATACAACAGGAAGAAAATCAAAAAGCAGAGTACATGGTGCTTGGAAGAAATGAAAACTCTATATTGGAAATGATAACCATCATAAAAGAATATGCGGAAAGAAATGGAGAGGAACCGGTCGATGTTTTCAATAAAATACTTGGAGAAGGCGTAAATGGCAATGAAGAGTAGTGAGTATTGGAAGAAACGAGAGGCTGAAAACGCCATGAAAAACCAGATCTCGGAGGTGCAGTACAAGAAAAATATTGAAGAGATCTATGCCAATATGATGGACGAGATCAATAAAGAGATCAACGGATTCTATACTAAATATGCTGCTAAAGAAGGCATCACAATGGCTGAGGCAAAGAAGAGAGTAAGCAAGCTGGATATTGCAGCATATGAACGGAAGGCAAAGAAGTATGTTGAAACAAAGGATCTTTCCGATCGGGCGAATGAAGAGATGCGGATCTATAATCTGACCATGAAGGTGAACCGGTTAGAACTCCTGAAGGCGAATATCGGTCTTGAGATGGTATCAGGGTTTGATGAGATGCAGAAGTATTTCGATAAGAAGCTGACTGACAGAACACTGAAAGAGTTCCAGAGACAAGCCGGTATTCTTGGTAAGTCCGTTCTCAAGAATGAGAAATACGCTCATGCAATCGTGAATGCATCATTTAAGAATGCGACATATTCGGATCGTATTTGGATGTATCAGGGAATGCTCAAAGCAGAGCTGGAAGGATTACTTGCATCAGGACTGATCAGAGGACAGAATCCGAAGAAACTTGCAAAGCATCTGGAGAAGAGATTCGGTGTCAGTGCTTATAATGCGCAGAGGCTCATGACGACAGAGCTTGCAAGAGTGCAGACAGAGGCTCAGAAGCAGTCTTTTATCCGTAACGGCTTTGATGAGTATGTGTATGTTGCATGCACAAAAGGCGATGTATGTCCGATTTGCAAAGGGCTGGACGACAAGCATTTTAAGGTAGATGATATGATGCCGGGAGAGAATGCTCCACCAATGCATCCGAACTGTCATTGCAGCACAGCCGCATATATGGATAATGAGGCTTATGAGGAGTGGATAAACAGCTATCAGGAACATGGATTGAATTTCGAAGATTGGAAGGTTTCAAGGGAAAGCGAAGAAAGTAAAAAGAAATATAAATATGCTGATACAGTTGTGAAGAAATCACTTCTTACGTCTTCGGAGTACCGAAAGAAATTCAATCAGGTATCCGGCAATTCAAAGGTGAATCGTAGAGCATGGAACATTTCCAAGGATATGCTAAGTCATAGATCTGGTACAAAGTTTGAAGATTTGGCATTTATCAATGTAGTCAATGGGAAATATGCAGTGAACAAAGACTATGATGTAGAGAGCAAGGCAAATATGAATAAACAAATGAAGCAGTTGCTGGAAGAATCGGAGCCAGAAACGATTATCGCAATACATAACCATCCAGGTAGCAGTGTGCCGAGTCTTGCGGATTTGATGACTTGTGTGAACCGAGGGTACTATTTTGGACTGGTAGCTTGTCATGACGGTAAGGTGTACAAATATTGGGTAGATAAGAATAAATTCAATTCTGTGAATGCTGGATTTGCCCTTGACCGGATGGAAACGCAAGGGTATGATAAAGAAGTAAGAACATGGTTGGAGCAAGCAGGAGTGTATATGGAGGTGTGGTAGCATGGATGAAGTGTATAAAAGAATATGCGATAAATTGGGTTGTGAACCTAAAGATATTGCAATTCCGGAGTTTGATACAGAGGATGATTCATGGGAAAGCCCTTTTAAAGTACTGACTAATGAAGAAATGAATTATATAGTGAATCACGGCTGCCTGCCAGGAATTGAACCAATTCAAAAGTAGCGATGCTGGAATATCTTTGGAGGTGCTTTGATATGGCAGTTGATAAAGAATATGAAAGAATATGCAAAAAACTGGGATTCATTCCATCAGAGTATAAATATGATGGACCGATAGAAGAAGACGATACTTGGGTAAATCCATTCTCGGTTTTAACTGTAGAAGAAAATGATTATCTGTATGAAAACGGATATTTATATCAGAAATAAGTGTCACTAGTTAAAATGAGTAGAATGGATATGAAGTAATGTGGTATGGAAAAATGACACAAGAGCTGGAAAAGCTATATGACGATTACTACAAAATGTTTGACCGTACTCCTGATGGATATATGGAGCTGGAATACGGAGAAGGCTCATATAAAGCATATGTGAGAGATATTAAAAAATCATTAAAGCTGAAAAAAGAATTGCCAGAGTTTGTAGAATAAGTGTAAATTACTTCAAGAGTAAGGAAGTGAGATAAATGGCTCAAAATGATTATTTTGTGATTGTATACCGAGTTTTAAAGTACCTTTATGATTGCCTGAAAAAAGGCGAAAAACCAGAAGCTGAGTATTTAGTTGCATCGACGTACAATATCCCGGAAAATTATTGGATATACATTCTTTTAAGCTTGATTAACGAAGAGTATATTAAAGGGATTAGGGTTAATCATACAAAAGAAGGAGTAATTTTTGGTGATTTGCAAGAAGCTATTATCACTCCAAAGGGAATAGAGTATTTATTTGAAAATTCATTGATTGAGAAAGCCAAGAAAACATTGAAAGATGTAAAAGATATGATACCGTTTATTTAGAAAAGCCACTGATCATAATGATTGGTGGTATTTTTATACTCATTTTTCTCGGAAAGGATAGATGCAATTTGATTGAAGTAACTGTCCGCAAGGATGAAATAAAGATATCCGGACATGCAAATTATGCTGTTTCCGGATCAGATATCGTCTGTGCCGGTGTAACAGCACTTGCACAGACACTGATCAAGTCCATAAAGGACCTGACAGACGATAAAATTGAATATGAGATATCTCCCGGGAGGGTGGATATAAAGTATGGGAATCTATCAGAGAAGTCGAAAACTCTGGTGGATTCCTTTTTCATTGGCATCTGTATGATTGCCGAGGAGTTTCCGGAGTATGTCCGGATCATGTAACTTAATGTGACCGGGATGTCGTTAAACTACACATTCAAGATGCAACGACCTGGGCTTAAATGAATGGGGCGGGGCGGAAAGGATAGATAAGATGAAACACATGAATAATCACTGGAGAATTCCAATGAGTAACCTGCAGTTATTTACAGAGCCTGGAGGAGACGGCGGCGGATCCGGAGAAGGAAACGGTGCTGGAGCTGGAGCAGATCCTGGAAATAACGGTAACACAACAATGTCATTTGATGATTTCCTGAAGTTGGAAGGCAATCAGTCAGAGTTCGACCGGCGCGTCCAGAAAGCTATCGATACGGCTGTGACAAATGCACAGACCAAATGGAAGACGCTGACAGACGATAAGGTATCAGAAGCAGAAAAGCTTGCTCAGATGACCAACGAGGAAAAGGCGAACTACCGGGCGAAGAAAGCGGAGGATGCCTTGGAAGAGATGAAACGGCAGAATGCCAAATCCGATATGGCGAAAGAAGCCCGTAAGATGCTGGCAGATGAGAACATTACTATTCCGGACGAACTGGTTATGAATCTTGTAGCAGAAGATGCAGATGGAACCAAGGCAGCAGTAGAAGCTTTTTCAACCATGTACAAGGAAGCGGTACAGAATGCAGTGAAAGATGCTTTAAAGGGAAAAGCTCCAAAAGCCGGTAATGGTGGAGATAAACCATCGATGACAAAAGAACAGATCTTAGCAGTGAAGAATCCGTCAGAAAGACAGAAGCTGATCGCTGAGAACATCACATTATTTCAGTAAGAAAGGAAGTATGAAACATGCATGATATCAGAAGATTAGGTCTGCAGGTATTTGCAGCACCGAATAACCTGACAGGAGAAGTGCAGGTCCAGGTAAAAGCCAGAGAGATTGACTTTGTCACATCCTTTGGTAAGAACCTGAAGGCACTGTTAGATATTTTGGGAATTACCAGAATGATCAGGAAGGAAAACAATTCGGTATTAAAGACCAAAACGGTAAAAGGTGAACTGCAGTCAGGAGATGTTGGAGAAGGCGAAGAAATCCCGATGTCCAGATACACAGTAGAAGAAAAGCCTTTTGATACGATCAAGATTGAAAAATATCGTAAAGGCGTATCTCTTGAAGCCATTTCGGAAAAAGGTTATGAGGCGGCAGTACAGGATACGGATGATGAGTTCAAGTCCGATCTGCAGAATGTAGTGACTGATAAATTCTACGCACAGTTAAAAGCCGGATCTCTTACAGGACACGAAACAACTTGGCAGATGGCTGTTGCAATGGCGATTGGAAAGGTTGTGGCTAAGTTCCAGAAGATGAAGAGAACGGCAACCGGAGTAGCTGTTTGGGTAAACACTCTGGATGTGTACAAGTATCTCGGTGCAGCAGATATTACACTGCAGACTGCATTCGGCTTCAAGTATCTGACAAATTTCCTTGGGGCGGATGTGGTATTTGTTACTTCTGAGGTCCCGCAGAATGTTGTAATTGCGACACCACTCAACAACATGATTGCATATTATGTTGATCCGGGAGATTCAGAATTCGCAAAAGCAGGACTTCCGTTCACAACGGATTCAGAGACAGGATTCATTGGGTTCCATACAGAGGGAACATACAGCCGTATGATTTCCGATAACTACGCAATCATGGGCTTACGTCTGTTCTGTGAATATTTAGATGCAATCGCATACATTTCTGTAGGCGAATCTGATACACAGACCTTAGGAACATTAAGCGTAACGTCAGAGGCTGGATCAGAAGCAGGGGATACAAAGCTGACAGTGAAAGAGCAGCTGCTGTCACCAAGAAACTGCTGGAAATACAAAGATGCTGCAGCCGCAACTTCAGTAACTTACGGCATGGATGTTAAGAACTGGTCTAAGTGGGATGGTGAATCAGAGATTGTTTCGACAGCAGGGCATCATATCACACTGGTTGAATGTGATCAGAACTATAAAGCTGTTCGCTCTGGTGATGTAGCTGTAACTGTCAATCCGGGAGCATAGGAGGTAAGGAAGCATGTATAAGGTAATCAAACATTTTATCGATCTCCATGATAACGATCACTCTTATAACGAGGGAGATATCTTCCCTCGTGAGGGAGTAGATGTCAGCGAAGAAAGGCTTAAGGAGCTGGCAGGTAGCGACAATAAGCAGCACACTCCACTGATTGAACTTGTGGAAGAAGATCCGGACAATACAGCTGGTGCAGATACTGCAGAAAAAACATCAAAAGCCGGGAAGAAGAAACCTGAGAATAAAGTACCCGAAAATAAAGAGCCGGCAGAATAGGAGGAGCGTATGATTGAAGATCTGAAAGCCTTGTTGGGACTGCCGGAAGAAATTGACGAGGAATTAGAAAATAAATTGCTGTTAATTTTAAAGGCTACCAAACAAAGGCTGCGTTTCCTTCTTGGGGGGTTAGAGCCTCCGGAAGAGATGAATTATATCATTCTGGATGTGTCAATCATACGGTTCAACAGAATCGGTTCGGAAGGACTTTCCTCTCACAGTGTTGAGGGAGAAAGCCTTTCTTGGTCAGAAAATGATTTTGCGGGATACATGGATGATATCCGGGCATATCTGGATGATCAGAAAGAATCAAAGAAAGGTAAGGTGAGATTCCTATGAGATATGACACACCAATATACTTCCAGAAACTCACCCCTGGAGAGTATGATCCGGCTACCGGTAATTATGGAGAAGATGCGATATCGGAAGATATGAAGTCTGCCTCAGTCATGGATACCGGTACGAATACGATGATGCTTGTCTATTCCGGAATTAAGGAAGGCAGCCTTACCATTCACCTGCAGAATCATTACGACCGGCCATTTGACAGGATTCGCGTAGGGAATAAAACATACGGTGTAGATTTCAGCAGGAAGCTCCGGACGAAGCAGGTATATGTTGTGTCGGAGGTGATGTGATGGGAGTAAAGCTGATAGGCTTTGAAAAGTTGGAGGCTAAACTGACTAAAAATATGGATTTATCGAAAGTAAAAGCAACTGTGAAAAAAAACGGCGCACAGTTGCAGAAAACGGCACAAAAGAATGCACCAATTGATACAGGAAATTTGAGACAAAAAATTACTTTGGAAATTACAGATGGTGGGAAAACGGCAGAAGTCGAGTCAACAGCAGAGTATGGGGCGTATGTAGAATTGGGTACAAGATTTATGAAGGCTCAACCATATTTAAAGCCTGCATTTGAAGAACAGAAGGAAAAATTTAAGGCAGATATGAAGGGACTTGTGAGGTGATAAGATGGATCCACAGCAGGAATTGTTCAGCACCGTTTTGATGGCATTGAAAGAAAAATATAAGGATACGGGAGTTGGTGTGTATGACACAATCTTACCACCAAAGGACACACCGTATCCATTTATTTATCTGGCAGATTGCTCCGAGAGTGATCAGGCTACAAAGAATGAGATTATCGGCGAGACTAATCTAACGTTGAAAGTCTGGCATGATAATATACGGCAGAGAGGAACGGTATCAGGTATCTTAGCAGATATCAAAAACATCTGCAGGTCTATCGAACGTACAGCGCACTATGCCTGGAATATGCAGAGACCGACACAGAGAATCCTGCCGGATAATACAACGAAACAGCCGCTTCTTATGGGAATCCTAGAAGTGGCATTTAAATTTAGTTAGGAGATGACAATAGTGAAGAACAGAAAGTTATTTGGACTGCAGTTATTTGCAGAAGCAGTAGCAGGAAAAAAGATCGTATATCTGTACCGCATCCTGAGTACGGAGAAAGATCATGATGCAAAGGCACTTGCATTTACAACCGAGAATGAGCGTACCAAGTCAAAAGATGCTGATACAACAGCAACAAAAGATGGAACGGTGCGTACTCCAGGGACAGCAGAGGTGGAAATCACAGCTTCCAGTCTTTTAAAAAAAGGAGATAAATTCATTGATGAACTTGAAGCAGCACTTGATGATGATGAAAAGATGGAAATCTGGGAAGTAAATCTGGCAGAGCCACAGGCAAGTTCGAGCAATAAGTTTAAAGCAAAATACTTCCAGGGATATCTTACGGAAATTGATAAGACATCCAATGCAGAGGATAATGTTGAGTTATCGTTGACATTTGGACTGGAAGGAAAAGGCGTAGATGGCTATGCAACGGTTACTGCAGAACAGCAGGAAGTAGCAGCATATGTATTTGCAGACACTCAGAAGACAGGAGCTTAAGAGGGCGAGAAGAATTGTCCTCTTTTTTGATGTGCGACATCGCACAGAAGGGAGATAAAAAATATGATGGAACTTACAATCAACGGAACAGTATATCAGTTTAAATTTGGAATGGGATTCTTAAGAGAAGCAAATAAGCTTACTGTAGTTCCGGTTCAGGGAATGCCGGGAACCACAAAAGAAATAGGAGCAAGGTATCTGATCGCTAGTGTTGTGGTTGACCAGGAACCGAACGCGCTGGTAGATCTGTTAGATTTGGCAAATAAGGGAGAGAATCCAAGAGTAACAAAGGCAATGTTAGATTCTTACATTGATTCGGAAGAGGTAGACATCGATGAACTCATGGAGAAAACAAAAGATTTTTTATCGAAAGCAAATGCTACCAAGAAAGCAGTGAAAGAGATCTTGAAAGAGTACGAAGAACAGATGGCGAAGAAGAAGGCTCAGGAGCTGTAGAAGAAGACCTATATAAGACCGTAGCAAGGAATTGCTTCCGGTATTTTGGCTTCACGTCATTTAAACAGGTGGATCAGCTGACATTGGCGGAATATGAACTTATGATGGAGGCTTTAGAGCTTCGGATGCTTGACGAGAGTTTACATGAACATCGTCAGGCATTTTTGAATTTTGCGGTAAAGGCAGAAAAGAAAGCCGGCAAAGGCAAGACCAAACCAGTTTACAAGAGATTCCGGCAGTTCTTTGATTTTGATAAAGAACTGAGAAAGATGAAGAATCGAAGGAAACCATCCAGATTTGCTGGAATAACCAAACTGCTGGATAGAGAGGAGTGAGAGGATGGCAGAGTCGTATAGTGTAAAAGCAATATTATCAGCGCAGGACAAAAACTTTTCATCCATTATGAGATCATGCCAGGGATATGCAAATAATCTGAAAACCACTCTCACCGGCGGTCTTGGATTTGGTGCAATGGCTGCAATCGGTGGAAAGGCGATGTCGCTGGTGACAAATTCAGTCAGTGATTTGTCGAAAGAGACGATAGAAACATCGGATTCCATGTATAAGTTGCAGGCAGCTATGAGGTTTTCCGGGTATTCCGAAGCGGAAATACAGAGAATAGCCGGAGCAACAGGTACATTAAAAACATATGCGGATAAAACAGTATTCTCCCTGCAGGATGTTATGAGTACATTCGGCTCACTTTCGGCAAATGGAATCAAAGACGCAGACAAGTTGACGGAAGCAGTCGGTAATGCAGTTGCTGTATTTGGTGGAGGTGCAAAGGAATATTCCTCGGTAGCACTTGCGTTTTCACAGGCAATGGCAGCAGGAGCATTGCATGCGCAGGACTGGAACCAGATTATTAATGCAAGTCCACAGCTTGCAGGTGGCTTACGAAAAGAATTGATCAAACTGAATCCAAAGCTCGGCAAAGACTTCAAGGGAGCGATGGAAGAGGGAGCAATTACTGCAGATATGCTCGGACAGGCTATCAATAACATCGGTATGACGGACATGGCAAAAGAAGCGGCTACATCTGTAACCACATTTGAAGGTGCTATGGGTAATTTGGAGGCATCTGCAGTAAGCGGAATGATGAATCTTTATGATACGTTTGCAAAGCCTAAAGTGATTGATGCAATCAATGGCATGACAAGCAAGGTGGATACTGGATTTGAAAAATTGTCTGTTGGAATTCCAAAGGCAATTCAGGTTATATCTCCATACTGGAACGTACTAAAAACAGATGCAACAGAGGTCGGAAAAGCTTTTGGAGAGGCGGCGGGTGCAATCATAGATGAAGTACAACAACTTACAGGAGCCTTTGGAAAAAGGAAAAGTGTGGAGAATTTTTCCGAAAGCATAGGAACTGCAACAGGTGCATTAACCACATTTGCCGGATTCCTGAAAGAACATGACAAAGAAATAGCAAAAGCTATTACGTTATTACCGAAGCTATACGTTGCATATAGAGGATTTAAAATCGTGAGTGCGGTAGCACCTGGAGTAGTGTCATTTACAAAAGCAATTGTCGGATTAACGGGAAAAGGAATAGCGGCTATTGCCGGAAAGTTGTTCGGTGTGGCAGCAGGAGAAAAAGCAGTTGGTGAAGCGAGCAAAGAATCATCAGGGAGCATTGTAGAGTCAGCAACGGCGTTTTTGGCGATTGGTGCAGGAGTAGCATTGGTTGCAGCAGGATTCTCACTTCTTGCTTATTCAGCTGTACAAATCGCACAAGCCGGACCGGTTGCAGCAGGAGTTTTACTGGGAATGACGGTTGCGGTTGCTGGACTAATGGTTGTGGCGAAAAATGTGGCACCAGCTATGACAGCCGGAGCATCGGGATTCGTAGCTTTTGGTGCTGCAGTTCTTTTGGCCGGAGCAGGAATCGGTGTGCTATCGCTCGCAGCAATTAATCTCGCAAATGCCGGACCACTTGCTATTGCATGTATGGCAGGAATGGTTGTTGCGATTGCCGGACTTGCGGCTGGGGTGGCAGCACTTGGACCAGCACTTACTGTCGGAACTGTTGGATTTATCGCATTCGGAGCGGCTATTGTATTAGTTGCTACTGGAGCATTAATCGCAAGTGGAGCATTGGCTGTTGTGGCGGGAATTCTTCCAACAATTGTACAATACGGAATCCAGGGCGCAGGGTGTATTACTGCTCTTGGAGTGGGCATGACTGTATTCGGAGCCGGAGCATTGGTAGCCGGAGCAGGTTGCATTGTTCTTGGTGCTGGACTTGCCGTAGTAGGCGCAGGCCTTGTAGTGGTTGGAGCCGGAGTGTTGGTGGTATCAGCCGGAGTTCTGGTGTTGGCAGCCGGAGCACTTGCACTTGGAGCAGGTCTTACGGTAGCCGGAGCAGGATTGACCTTGATGGGTGCGGCATTTCCAGCGGTATCATCCGGAGCTTTAGCAACAGTAGGAGCACTGACAGCCTTAACAGCATTATCATTAGGTCTTGCGGCCGGAATGGGAACATCGGCTGTTGTAGTGGTTGCGTTTGGAGCAGCTATGGCAGGTGGCGCAGTTGGCACCCTTGCAATGGTGGTAGCATTAAAGTCTGTCAATTCAAGCATGAAATCCATAGCCGGTAATGCCAAAAGCGCCCAAAGCTCGCTCGCGAGCATGCGGGCCAGTGTAAATGTTGTAAATTCCGGACTGGATGCGTTGGGAAGTAGAGCAAAGTCGGCAGTTAATACATTGGTAAGACAATTTTCAAACGCAGAAGGGAAAGCAAGGAGCTCCGGGAATGCTGTTGGAAACAACTTCAATAACGGAGTCCGCAATGGAATGAACCGGGCAATATCCACAGCAAGATCCATGTCTGCATCCACGGTAGTGGCAATGCGATCAGCCGGATCCGGTTCATACAGCTGTGGTGTGTATATAGGCGCTGGTCTTGCAAATGGTATGGCAAGTCAGGTTGGACATGTAAGATCTGTTGCAGCACAGTTGGCAGCTGCAGCAGAGGCGGCAATTGTAGCAAAAGCTAAGATTGGAAGTCCGTCCAAGGTTACTCATAAACTGGGCGGCTATTTCGGTGAAGGATGGGTAAATGGAATTTCTGATAGGATCACAGATGCGAAAAAGGCAGCATGGAAACTGGTAGACATTCCGGATTTAGTTTCTGTTCCGGAAATTGGAGCTGGATTAAGAATCGGCATCGAAGATCTGAATGATGATTATGACTACACCAGAAACGAAACCTATACCATTTACGTCCCTGTTGAAGTAGACGGCAGGCAGGTGGCGAAAGCAACAGCGAAATACACCAAAGAAGAAATTGAACAGCAGCAGAAAAGAGATCTAAGGAAGAAAGGCATGAGATAAGGAGAGCAGATATGTATAAATTTGTAGACACTACAGAGAGACAGGAAGAGCAGATACTGCCCTCCGAAGCTCTCAATTTTAACGGAGTCTATTTTGAAAATGTAATCCCCGGATATCGGACACTATATGTGTCCGGTCGGGAGATGATCGAAACAGAAATTACAGATTTGGATACGGAGATTATGGATGGATCCAGATATCGAAGAAAACGATATAAGCCGAGAACGATCACTGTCGGGTATCAGCTGATCGCTAAGAGTAATGCGGAATTTCGGAATGCTTATAACAAATTGAATTCATTACTTGATGTGGCAGAAGCGAAGCTGATCTTCTTGGATGAACCGGATAAGTATTATGTCGGAACAAAGGTGAATGCCGGTGATGTGCCGCATGGCAGGAATGCGATTACTGCAGAAATTGAGTTCTATTGTGCAGATCCGTTTAAGTATTCCGTGGAAGAGTACGAGGTTATACCGACTGCAGATGATGGAACAACATTTGTTGTTGATTACAAGGGAACTTATAAAGCATACCCAACATTTGAAGCGGTAATGGAAAATGGAGAGAATGGATTTGTCGGATTCGTTGATCAGGATAAACATATTTTACAGTTCGGAAACATCGAAGAGGAAGATGGGGAGACGTACAAAGAAAATGAGACATTGGCTACGCTTCAGGACTTTTTCAATGCACCGGATGATACATCTGGAACGGATTTTATGCATCCTTTCTACGGAGCAAAAGGATCCCTCGGAACATCAACATGGTTTAATACCAAGTTCCTCTCTTTGAAGTCTGCAGGGCAACAGGTTGGTCGCGCAAACGGTGGACTCAGAACCATCATTCTTCCGGCGGACTCAACCGGTGATCAGGAAGGGTGTCAGAACTTTTATTCTTATTTCCATATCCTGTTTTATGCCGGATTGATGGGACAGACCGGAGAAATGTGTATTAACTATCTGACAGCGGACGATAAGCTTATTGCCGGTGTGAACTGGTATAAATCGGATATGAGCGGAAATACAGGACATTATGATCTAGTCTGCTACAATCCGAACAAGAAGAGTACCGATCAGCAGGCGGGACGTGTGCTGAAAACGTACACTTATATGACAAGTCATCTGCGGAAGCAAAATCCGTGGTACTGGAACTGGGGACATTGTGATCTTAGAAAAGAAGGCAGTAAACTTACATTTTTCTATAATGGCAGTTATCCGAGCTTCAATATTCCGGAAATAGCGGATATGAAATGTGCCAAGATTCAGATTGCGATTAAGCAGAGAGGAACAAGATCAGGGAATAAGTATCTTACATACAACGGGATCAATGCTTTTTATTTTCAGAAGTTACATGTAGAAAAATGGAAAGATGTACCGAATAAATTTGCGCAGGACTGCAGTTTGATTGCAAATTGTTCAGATGGATCAATTCGGATGAATGGTCTGCCAAAGCCGGATCTGGGAGCTCTTGGAAATGACTGGGAAACATTTTGCTTGAAGCCGGGAGTTAATCAGGTTCAATGCTTGTGCTCCAGCTGGGCGAAGAAACCGACGTTTAAAATGAAGTACAGGGAGGTGTTCTTGTGATCATATATTTTGCTGACAGGGCAATGAACATTCTTGGATCAGCATCTACCGGACTACCGAAGGGACTAATGATTACAAATGATAAAAAGACAGAAGAAATATCCGAAGGTGTGGCAATCTTTGAATGCAATTTGGATTACAATTTTGTGAATCCGGATGAGGACGAAGAACAGGAAGTTGATGTGAAGAAGCTTGCTGCAGTCGGAAATTTCATCCTAAAACAGGGTGCAGACAGCAGTGAAGTGGAAGTATATATGATTATTGATTCGACGATAGATCCGATTCAAAAGGATGCATCCATCTATGCTGAAGATGCGGGACTGGATCTGTTAAATGAAGTGGTCGGAAAATATGCTGCAGATAAAGCTTATAACATTGCCTATTACATTAATAAATTTGCGTATGATTCCGGATTTGAAATCGGAATCAATGAGGTAAGTAATCTTACAAGAAAGTTGTCCTGGGATGGTGAAGACACAGCGACAAAGAGATTACTGAGTGTAGCTACACAGTTTGACAACGCTGAGATTGGATTTGGCTTCAAAGTCGAGAATATGGCTGTGACTGGAAAATACATCAATGTGTATAAGAAGAGGGGGAATGATTCGGGTGTTACTTTGACTGTTGGCAAAGAGGTTAGCGGATTTCGAATCAAGAGTTCCATCGCAGATCTTGCAACAGCATACCGCTGTACCGGCGGAACACCGGAAGGATCAGAAAATCCGATTACATTAAATGGTTATAAATATGATGACGGAGATTTTTATGTGGAAGGATCCTATGTGAAATCCCGGAAAGCACTGGAAAAGTGGAGCCGGTATCAGATCAAGACAGAAAAGGATAAGAATGATGTTGGACATATCGTGAAATCTTTTACGTATGATACGACATCGAAGTCGGAGCTGTGCAATCGTGCCGTGTCCAGTCTTAAGAAGATCTGTGATGAAGCTGTTACCTACGAGGTAGAGCTGTTGTATCTCCCAGATGGCATAAAGATAGGTGACACGATATCCATTGTTGATGATGACGATAATACATATCTTACTGCAAGATTATTGAAGTTAGAGACCTCGGAATCAAATGATACGAAAGAAGCGGAACTGGGGGATTATGTAAGACAGGAAAACGGGATTGATGCTAAAGTCATCGAGCTGGCAGAGCGATTTGAGAAGATCGCTAAGGATCGTAATTTTTATACATGGACAGCCTTTGCAGATGATGAAAATGGAACGGGAATTTCGGCCAATGCTTACGGAAAAGATTATCTCGGAATCGCTACGAACCGGCTTGCGAAAGAAGCTGATCTTTCCGATCCGACGCAGTACACATGGGTAAAGATAAAAGGTGAGCAGGGCATTCCGGGAACAGCGGGTAAAGATGGTAAAACAACATATTTCCATATGAAATATTCGGCGGTACCGAACCCGACATCATACAGTGACATGACGGAAACACCAAACAAATATATTGGAACTTATGCAGATTATGAACTGGATGACAGTACAGATCCATCGAAATATACGTGGGGAAAATTCCAAGGCGACAACGGCGAAGATGGTGCAGATGGAATTCCAGGGAAAAATGGAGAGAACGGCGAGACGAGTTATGTGCATTTTGCTTATGCGACCAGTGCGGATGGAAAAACTGGATTTTCGACAACAGATACTGTCGGGAAAACATATATGGGACAGTATGCAGATTTTGAAAAAGCTGATTCTGAAGATCCGACAAAGTATCGGTGGAGTAAATTTCAAGGTCCCCAGGGCCCACAAGGTGAACAAGGATCACAAGGCTTGCAGGGGTTACAAGGTGAGAAAGGTGAACAGGGTATCCCTGGTCCAACAGGAGAGACAGGTGCCACCGGAGCAACAGGACCTCAAGGACCACAGGGAGCAAAAGGTGATACAGGACCTCAAGGACCACAGGGACCAACTGGTCCTCAAGGACAGTCAGGGGCAGCTGGTAAAGACGGACAAATGCTCTATGCGACATGTGATACCGCAGCCGGAACTGCAGCGAAAGTTGCAAGTTTGGCGGCTGGAACATTATCTCTCAAAGCCGGAGCAACAGTAGCTGTTAAATTTACTTATGCAAACACTGCATCAAGCCCAACACTTAACATTGCCGGTACTGGTGCAAAAGCAATGTATATCCAAGGTGTCCGGGATGTATATTGGACTGATGGAGCGACAGTAACCTTCACATATGATGGTACAAACTGGAGAGTAGCATCAGAACCAGTATATGCTCCAACCGCTACGATCGGTAATGCTGCTGGATTCAATGTTTACGTTGATGGAACTAGCGTACAGGTGCGTAGAGGTTCGGAAGAACTTGCGATTTTTAAAGGTGATGAAATTCGATTGGGAGAGGGTGTCGATTGCGCAAAAGTATTTATATGTAATCTGGAAATAGGTGTATATGAAACAGAAACATATCTTAGAAATTCATCTACTAGAATTTCAACGAAGCCATCTCATGAGGCCGGCTCGGCATCAGTGCCATCCTTAGTAGTTGATGATAAAGATACATGGATAAACGGCCGAGGTATGAGCAGTTTAGTTAACTTTTTCCCAGGAAATGTACACAGGATGACTGCAGGAACAAAAGTGTTAACCGCTGGCAAGACTGGAACATCAAGACAATTATTTAGCAACTCAGAAATTAATAGTTTGTTGGGTGTTAGCAATAGTTCAAATGGAAATACGGCAGTGATGGTATCGAATGGTGATGGGGCTGCTACTGGCGTGCATGTAGAAGGATGCACTTATCAGAATGGAGCTTGGCATGCAGTATTTAATACCAATATTGGTTCAGTACCGATTAGAATAAATTTTATTATTACTTACTGGGGATAAAATCTGTACCAAGGAGGTATCACAAGATTATATGCGAGGTAGTTAACAAGAAATGAATATTTCTTGGAAATCCGTTTCTTCTGCTGTATAATGGCAGTGGAAGGAGATGATTATTATGGCCATATGTGTTAATGATTTTTTTCGAAAAAAGCTAAAAAGAAGATACGGGGATAAATTGCAAAAATATATTGATTTTGCAATGAATAAGGTATTTAAAAATAAAGAAAAAATTTCTTATGATTTTTTTAGTGAATCTTTAGGCATTTTGACAGATATAGATAAGAATAATGAAATAGCAGATGATAAAAAAGCATATGTAATAAACAGAAAAATGTATATATCAGATTGGGCTATGAAACAAAACAAGGATGTGCTGATGCATATTGTTATTCATGAAATCATACATATACTTAATCCAGAATACACAGAGGAAAAAGTTATAGAAGAAACAGATAAAAAATTTAGCAAGCTTCGTAATTTATCTGAATGGAAAGTTTTTTTGTAACAAGGAGATGATTATTTTTCATCTCTTTTTCTATACAGAAAGGAAAATACATGGAAATCAGAGCAAGACCGTAAGGTCTTATTTTTATACGCAAAATTAAAGAATCGAGGTACATAGAGTGTATGTAGACGTAAACACAATCATTACTGCTGGAAGCTTATTAACGGCCGTAGTGGTTATCTTTTCCGCTGTTTTCGCAGTATACAAGTGGTATTTAAGACAGAATGAGCAGGATAAAGAGATAGAGAGAATGAAATCAGAACAATGTTTGCTTACTTATGGAATTCTGGCTTGTCTGAAAGGTTTGAAAGAACAGGGATGTAATGGACCTGTTACAGAAGCAATAGACAAGATTCAGAAGCATATAAATAAGCAAGCGCATGATCAGGAGGATTAAGCATGGATATTAGTACATTAGGAACAGTAGTAGGGATCGTAGCAATCTGTTATGTAATTGGACTTGGCTGCAAGGCATATGAGAAAATTCCAGACAAATGGATTCCGGTCATCATGGCTGTATGTGGTGGAGTTCTGGGCGTTGCCGGACTCTACACAATGCCGGACTTTCCGGCCGGCGATGTGATCAATGCAGTTGCGGTCGGAATGGCCAGCGGATTAGCGGCGACAGGAGTAAATCAGTTATATAAACAGCAGTGCAAGTAGAGGGCGATTATTCGCCCTCTGACATATTATATAGTGTGCGACGTCGCACAGAAAGGAGCAATCATGGCACATTTATTTTTAATAGCCGGTCACGGGGCTGGTGACAGTGGAGCCGTTGGATACGGTTACACTGAGGCAGAGAGAGTCCGGGCACTTGCAAGACGAATTGTAGCATACGGAGGAAGTAATGTTACTCTTGGAGATACAAGCCGGAACTGGTATGCCGACAAAGGCATTAGCTCACTCAATATTCCAAAAAGCTATCAGATCTTGGAGCTTCACATGGACAGCGGAGTAGCTATGGCAAAAGGCGGTCACGTAATCATCAAGGAAGGATACTCTCCAGATCAGTACGATACAGCGCTCGCCAACTTCATCGGTTCATTCTTCCCTGGAAGAGCAAATAAGGTTGTAGGCAGAGCGCATCTTGCCAACGTCAATCGCGCAGCTGCGAAAGGTTACAGTTATCGTTTGCTGGAGAACGGATTTATTTCAAATCATGAAGATTTAAACAAATTCAATTCCAAGATCGATGACTTGGCAAGAGGAATCCTTAAAGCTTTCGGCATCACGTCTGCAGCACCGGTAGCACCAGTTAAGAAGAAAGCAGAACCAATCGACGGAGAAATCAAGGCCGGTGGAGTATTCCAGAACAAGACCGATAAGTTTGGTGTAATCTCATACCAGGCTCACATGAGAGGCATTGGATGGGGCAACTGGCAGTCCGATGGCTTAATGGTTGGTTCTACTGGACAGAATCGTAGAATTGAAGCACTGCATATTAAACCAGACGGAGAAACAGATGTTGTTGTCCATATGAAAGGAATCGGAAACAAAGAATACAAGAACATCACCAAAGACACACTGATCGGAACCACCGGACAGAACAGAAGACTGGAAGCGATCCGGATCACCGGAAAGGAATCTTTCTACCTGTACAGAGTCCACCAGAAGAGTATTGGCTGGTCAGAATGGGCCAACAACGGAGAATGGGCAGGTACGACTGGAAAAGGTCTGCAGATGGAAGCACTGGGGGTTAAGAAATCCATGTTCTCCGTCGAACCGCACGTACAGAGCAAAGGATGGTTGTCGCCAAGAGCCGCTGAGAATGTGATTGGTATTACTGGCCATGCATTACGCCTGGAAGCGATCCGGATCAATCCATATGGAAAGACTATTAAGGCAAAAGCTCACATCCAGAGTAAAGGCTGGGTGGATTATGGCACGATTACCAAAGATACGATTATCGGAACCGTAGGCGAAAAGAAACGTATCGAATGCTTATGCTTCGAAGGCGACTTCGAATACCGTGTTCATATCCAGAGTTCCGGATGGACAGACTGGACAAGAGCCGATGGAGTAGCTACTCTTGGAACTGTAGGACAGGAACTTAGAATCGAGGCTATTCAGTTTAGATGATTTTTGCTAAAATGTAGCATATAAATAGGTAAAAATCCACTTTATAGGTTATAGCAAAAAGGTCAACCACTTTGAGCGGTTGTTTTTTGTATAATTATAATATCATAGAAATATATCTTTAGCAAGTAATATAAAAATAAAAAGGGAATTTTTAATTGTAATTTGTTGGTATGCCAACAGCTAAAATCATGTAAAATAAGATAGAATCATACGATCAATAATTTTAAAAATACATACGAAAAGAAAGAGAGGACACACATGGATCACATATATGACGTAATCATCTTTGGCGCCGGTCCGGCGGGATTAAGCGCAGGCTTATACGCAGGCAGAAGCAGATTGGACACCCTGATCATCGAAAAAGGACAGGCCGGCGGCCAGATTATCAACACAGACGAAATAGAAAACTATCCGGGACAGATCGTAGAAGGAGAGACGGGAGTTTCTCTTGTACGCAGAATGTACGAACAGACAGAACAGTTCGGCGCAGAACATGTCCGTGATACGATCACAAATGCAGAACTGAGCGGAGATATCAAAGTCCTGACAGGCGAAAAAGATACCTATCAGGCGAAAAATATCATCATTGCAACCGGTGCATATGCAAGACCAATCGGATGCAAAGGCGAGCAGGAGTACAAGGGACGCGGAATCTCTTACTGTGCGACCTGTGATGCGAACTTCTTTACCGACCTGGAAGTCTATGTAGCGTGCGGCGGGGATGCAGCGGTGGAAGAAGCGCTGTACCTTACAAAATTCGCCAGAAAAGTTACGATCATTCACAGAAGGGACGAGCTGCGTGCGGCGAAGTCTATTCAGGAAAAAGCATTTGCCAATCCGAAGATTGCATTCCTGTGGGATTCGGTAGTGGAAGAAGTGAGCGGCGACGGACTGCTCCAGACGATGACCGTGAAGAATATAAAGACCGGGGAGTTTACGAAGATAGAAGCTGATCCGAAAGACGGACTGTTCGGACTGTTTGGATTCATCGGTATGATCCCGAATACCGGTGTGTTTGCAGATAAAGTAGAGACGGATGACAAGGGATACATTAAGACGGATGAGGATATGCATACCAACGTACCGGGCGTGTATGCGGCCGGAGATGTAAGAGTCAAGAGCCTGCGCCAGGTAGTGACTGCGGTAGCAGATGGTGCGATCGCGGCAGTGCAGGTGGAGAGAAGTATGTCAGATTATTAG